GTTACAAATTACTTTTTCTTTTTCTTCTTCATAAGAGCTGCCTTGATAAACGAAGGCAGTTTCTTTTGTCCAGCGGACAAACCAGCTTCACCCTTTTTTGCTCCAGCTTTCTTTGCTGGCATTTTCTTTTTCATTGTCATGATTAGTATCCTATCTTTTTCTTGGATGATTTCTTTGTCATTTTTTTACCTGTCTTTTTTGCATATGTTTTAGCCTTCTTTTCGCCAGCTTTTGTATATGCAAACATTTTATTTCCTACTTTAGGCATTCGGGTTCTCCTTATATTTTAATTAACAATTCCATTTTCTAAGAGCCAATGCTTTACGAGTTGGCTTGCCATTTTTGTCCTTCATTGGACCGGGCATGCCGCCCATTCTAGCACAGAATGACTTACGGCGCTTAGCGGCTTTTGATCCTGACTTAAGCTTACTTGGTTTTGTTGTAACGGCCATCTTTAACTTGGATCCAGGATTTTGTTTGCGATAAGATGCAACACCTTTTCGATTCAAGCCGTCCTTTGGGATCCTTACCCTCTTTACGTTGCCACGCAGCTGTCTTTGGCATTATTTTTTCCTTTTTCTTTTTTTAGATTTTGTATATGATTTTACGCCGTACATAGAATTATTAGTACCCATTCTTGGGCCACTAACATATACTTTAGTTTTAAATGTCATTTTTTTTGTTTTTTAATTCAAAATGATTCAATAAATCGAATACCTTAAACCAAATAATCCAAAAAAAATTAATGATTTTTGATTTCATTAAAGATTATTTAGACGTTTTTTTAGTTTTTTTATTAGCGGTTGTTTTTTTTGCTTTGACTTCTTTAACGGCTTTATCTACTTCCTTTTTTGCAGAAGCAACAATGTTGCTAGCAGCACCGCTGGCGACTTCTGCAACCACTTCTGCTTGGGCAGCCAAATCATCAATTACTTTAGATTGGGCTTTTGCAATAGCGCTATTTGCATCTATTTTTTGCGCCTTAAACAAGGCTTTTTTTATTTGATTTACTAATTTTTTGAACATTTTTATCTCCATCTTAAATTAAACTAAACATACTTTATATATAGTAACTTTACACTCCAAAAACTACCTACCAGAACTTTGAGATTCTTTAATTACAGTATATCTTTCGCCGGTTTCTTTTGAAACGAGAGAAAACCCGTATGCAGCTGCGTTTTTAACAGCCTCCGAAAGAGCTGTTTTGTCAGAAAGGCTTACATTTTCAAGGGGTATGGTAATTCCAGCATATACGTCAACGTTTTCAAAGTTGCCAATATTAATTTTTCTATTAACTCCACAAATAAAAATTGGAGAACTAGACAAAGATATCTCTGCAGTCATATTGGAAACGATCTGATCTATCGATGAGCTCGTGGTTTGCTCTTGGGCATTGGGTACTATTTTAGGCATTGGTTCCTTCTTTTATTTTGTTGATAATTTGAACAGTTTGTAATATTTGTTGATCTAAATCTAGATTGTTGGTATCTATGATAGCAGAAGCAACATCTTTAATTTGCTCTACCTGTCTTTCGGATGAGTGAATCATTTCATCTTCTGCCATCAGTTTACCATCTCGTTTGATCAATCTTTCGTTTAAAGTTTCTTGTGTAGCATCGAAATATACAACAAATCCATTTGGTTGTTGAAGAATGCTATTGGCTTCAATGAGATATCTAACATCCGATATTAAAATAGCTACAACATTATCGTCTATAACATCAGTTAAGTTTTCAGAATTCATTGTAGTATTTCGATATATTTTTTTTGCTCTGTTGATAGCCCAAGAAGTGAAACAATTGACATCAAAACTTCTACACATGTCTCCGGCTTTCTGCAAAAAAGTTCTGGGCTTAATACCCTCTGTTTCAATAGGAAGGTTATTAATATCGTGAACTAATTGAATAAATTTGTCGTAATTCGGAACGTTTCCCAAAGAGGAATTGCCGTAAATGTCGTATACTACTTCGTGTAATGCAAAAAGTTTTCTTGACTGTTCTTTTTCACCTTTTATATTTTTTTTAATTGAAGCCATTTCGTATAATGGCAGTGCGTAGAAGATATGATCCCATTTTATATTGCCCGTAGTTGCCTGAATACAGCCCTTGGGCACAAGGTATTCGGCTACACTTGTCTTTCCGGATCCAGCTTTACCAGCTAATCCAATAATAATTGGGTGACCACTTTGATACTTAATCATGTCTTAACATTATACCACTTCATCTAGATATTCTTCTGCCTAACCTGAAAATTGTCCAAAAATTTATTAGCTAAACTATCTGCTTCTGCAACGTTGTTCCTCTGAACTTGAACAAGCCTAAATCTATATACGGATTTTATTTCTTCTATTGTCATTAGAAGTGGCAACAATGAAGAATTTTTGCAAGCCCATTTTTGATTAACATGGTTGGCCACAACAGAAGAATCCGTGTAAAGGATTGGATCAACAAAATCGGACATTGTACAAATAAGCAATGCGGTTATTACGGCCTCATATTCGGCTTCGTTATTTGTCCTTGCTCCAAGACCCCTGGCAAATTCCACTACTTTTTTTTTATTTTTATAAACAACAACAGCGCAAGCAGCATCACCAAATTTTTTTTGTCCTTGCCCCCTTGAGGCTCCATCGCAAAAAACTTCTACGTTCAAATCAAGCTATCCCAACACCAAACGGAATATTTAAAGTTTTTGCCCTATTTGCAATGCTCAACTCCTGTCTCGGGGTTGCAACAATATGTGTTGCGTTCAAGGAATATCTTTGGCCGTTATATTCTATTTGGGTTGGAAAATTTAACTCTTGTCTTTTTGAGGAAAAAAATTCATCTGATGAATTTACGGCTTTATAATGAGCTATATACATAAACGACCTAATAGGATGTAAAATCTTTTTCGGAAAAGAATCCTTTTTCCTCTCGAGAAGAAGCTATCTGCATAGATTGCATTTTGTCCATTAGTTTTCTTGCAGACTCAGATGAAATTCTTGCCGCAAGCTCCATTGATTCAGCTAATTGAACTATGGCTTCAACGGCCGAAAGAGCGGTAAATTCAGAATCTGCGGCCACAGCGGCAGCAGCCTCTCTTTCTGCCTCATTCTTTCCAACCCTATTGGCTTTGTAAATTCTTTTATATCTAGCCTCAAGAAGTTTGTGTTGAGCTCTAGCAATTCCGGCGAATCGGGCGGCTCTACCATAGACGTTGGACGATCTAGCAACCAGGGAAGCTATGTCACTAATACTCAAATCTACATAGTTGGGGTCTGGTATTTCTATGTAGTATTGATTAAGTTGATCTTGAGAAGCTATCGTCTTCATTAATTGTTGAAGTTGTGGACCCACAATTGAATGTACTGCGTCAATAAAATCTACTGTATTAACAAAATTTTCATTCATCATCATCTTCTTCTTTTAATTGTTCTTTCTTTTTTTCAAAGTATGACCTTAATAACATTTTGTAATCTTCCATGCCGTGGTTCTTCTAGTATTTCCTCTATTTTATTTTTTATTTTTATCAAATGTTCTCTGACGGTATTGGGATGTTCTGTAATTTTTGCAGCTATTTCTGATGACCTTTGACCATCTACATACCTCCATTTTAAAAGCTGCCTTTCCTGAAGAGTCAGGCGATCAAAAAGATCATTAATTTCATCTCCCAAAACCCAAAACTCATCAACATTATTATTGAATGTTTGATCTATCTTAGCATACTCGATGGTGTCTACGTATGCTATACCCTTATTCATTTCTTCGTTTTCCGAGCTGCCGCTTATGTCGTCTTGCGTTATTAACGGAAATGATTTTCTCCCTAATTGATCAATTAATAGTGTGTCTACATTTTTTTTCAAAAGATACAAAAAATAACTGTACAAAAATGCGCTAAATGGAATTGGTCCTTTGTCTGATTCTTTTTTTTCATACCTTGCAATGCATTGCAGGAAAGTAAGTTTTATAGTTTGTTGCACGTCTTCTTCGGAACAATATCTCTTTACCATATATAAAATTCCGCTTATGCACTCGTTGACGTGCTTGTAGCCGGCTTGATTTAGTTTGTTTTTCATCAACGAAAAACGAACAAAAGGATCTTTGACGAACAAGGATATAAATCTTCTTATGTCGTAATCCGAATAACTGTACTTGCCGACGTACAGCATTGTTGAATATTTGGTTAAAAAATTACTAAAAACTTTTAAAAGTTCTTCTTGGGCTTTGCTCGAGCCAGTTTTAGCTTTTGCTATGAGCGCCTGCATTTCCTCTTCTTTAAGAGAATAATACTGTTCTTTATATGCAGCCATTATTTGCCTTCCCAATTCGTTATTAGCGTAGCGTACTCTTTGCGAATATCTTCGTAAAAAATTACCTTTGGTATTTCTAATTCAATCGCAAACCTGACGGCCTCTGCCGAATATTTGCTGATAACAAAAATTAATTTTTCAAATTCAAGTGGATAATATTTTTTAAACCTTTTTATTTTTATTTTACTTTTGTCATCTAAGTAACCTTTTATTTCTAACCATTCTTTTGTTTTACTTAAATAAAAATCTGGAGTGTAACCCTTAGTTCCTCTTTTGATTGGAAAAACAAAAACCCTTGGTTCAAACTCAAACTTAATAGAATAACCGATTTAATATTCTGGCAAAATTGGCTTCCCAGTTCGATCGCATATTCATGTCAAGGTCTTTTCTATAACCAGACTTTGTATGCCTATAGGCGTTACCGCGTTTTTGCGGTGAAGATTCTTCTAATGATATACTTGATTGATTTTTTTTCTTGAGAGTCAACTTTTTTTTCGTTGATCTTTCCAAAAAAAATTCTTTTGGATTTGCATCTGCTGCCATAAACCTGGTATCCTTTATTCGCTAACTTGATATATTATACTTTATATTCAGAAAAAATACAAATATCAAACCAAAAACTAAGGAGAAATATATGACAACCTCAGCAAGCATTTTTAATAGCATGCGCCAGAGCATCAATGAGTCGGTTATTAATGACTTAACGACCACGCTTGGCCTTGCGCACGAAGACGCTACTAAAGTAGTTATTGATTCTGACGATTTTGATATCGTTGCTTCTGGACTGGAAAATCCAGTAGCTCAATTTTAATTAGATAATACATACCCCATATACGAACCCCCAGGTTTTCCTGGGGGTTTTTTATTATCCTTTATTTGCTCGTTTTAATCTAGCCACACCGGTCGGGCATGCTCCGGACTTTGCATGATCACAAAAGTAACAAATTCTTTCGTTTTTTGTCGGTGTAAAATTAAAATCATTGACTATTAAATTAATTTTTTCAACAACCCTTTGTTTTACTTGCTCAAGATCTTCTTGACTATAATCGTGACTCTTGATTCTGCCCGATCTCAAATAGTGCAACGATCCTTTAATTTGTTTTCCAGGAAAAGCCAAAGATGTTGCGAGAGCATAGATGCCAAGTTGCAAGTTGGTGGCTATGTCTTTTTGGGCTACTTCTCTTTTTCCGGTTTTATAATCGACTATTTCTACGATGTCATTTATCACATCTACTCTATCTATGTATCCGATTATTAAATAGCTTCCCAAAACAAAATTAAAACCCATCTCTTTACCGTATACATCAAAAATGCGACCGCTATATATATCATAGAAGTCTTCCAGTATTTGAATACCAGCTTCATTTAATTCTGTTGATATCTCAGATTTTGGATCTATTGTCTTTTTATATTCAACAAAAGAAATTTTCATCTTTTCCAAATCTAGAGTTTCACTTGAGGAAACATGGTCTTCCAGAACCCCATGAACGATATTACCGCAGTGCCGCTGGCGCCGAAAAACTCCTCGGCTCCTTCTTGATGTAGGATAAAAAATATTTTGAAGGACACATTTCATATGTGTCTATTCTTGAATAACTAAATTCTGATAATGTTATTTTTTGAAACGCATCTAATTCATTTAAATTTTTTAATATCATTTTTAATTTTCTTTTATTTTTGAAACTATATTTCCTTGTTGATCAACTACTGTTCCATTTTCGTCCATAATAAAACCATTATGAATGTTCTGATATTTGCCATCACCAATAGCAATCCATCCGGTTGATCCATACTCCATAAAATCATTTTCTAATTTTGGCCAATCCATATAGTCCCCTAATTAACAAACACAACTGTGTCATTTATAATATCAATATTATAATAGTAGCTCAATAAGCCATATAAGTCACGCAATTCAGACTCTGTTAAATAAAAACCAGCAACACCAGATTGAACGAAAAAACTGCTGGTTTTATCATAATTTTCATATTCAATTAATTTAACATTTTCAATTGACATTCTTCCTATCTCTGATTTAGGCATTTTAGTCCTCGTTTACAATCGTAATTGGGTTCCAATTGGGATCATCCATTTTTTCTCTCATATCTTTAACATAGGAGTCCCAATCTCTTTCGTCTTCGCTTTTTTTGATGTACTTTACCTTACCTGCAAAAGGGTTTGATTTAAATCTAACCATAACAACCTTGCCCTGTTGAGTTCTCCAACGCAATACTCCGTTTTTGCAGTCGCAAAAATCGTCCGGATGAGGATCAATACATCCGTTTGGATCGTATCTGCCGCTGCAGCTATTGCATTTTGTGTATCGCCCCTTGTCCTGACATCGATTGCACGAAGAACAAAAAACCCAGCAAGATTTGTTTGTAGGATTGGTATATAAGTTTCCGGCTGCCATTATGAATCCAATAAAATTTTTTCTAGTTTTTCTTTGATGACTACAGATGTCTTTTTATTAAATTTAAAAGTCATTATCTTACTTCCATCTTTGTACGATAAAAAAACATATGAACCACCATCTTTCGATTTAATTATATCATATAATTTATTCAAAGTTGTTTGGTTGATTTGGGAATCAACATTTAAATAAATTGGAGTTCCACCAGAAAAATTTGACAAGTCAAGTTTATTGCAAGAGTTTAATAAAATTTTAGAAATTACATTTTCTTCATCACCCTCTTTGGAGATTGAACCAGTTAGCGTAATAACATCACCATTTTGAAAAAAATCATCCTGGTATTCTTTAGCTTCACGTGGAAAAACTATAATTTCTATATCAGATGATATGTCCTGTAAGAAAAATTTAAACATTTTTGCACCTTTTTTCGTAATAATTTTCTTTGCCCCGGAGACAATTCCTCCTACCGTTACTCTAGATCCTGCTGGCAAATCAAAAACATTTACAATTTCTTGATTAATCTCTTTACTTAAGAGGTCCCAAACTCCGTCTACTGGATTCTTAGAAACATAAATACCAAGCGCTTCTTTTTCTTTTTCTAAAATTCTTAATTCTGTTTGCCTACCAAAATCTTCATCCATAGCCTCTTCAAGAAGCTCGTCAAATGCTCCAGCATCCGCTAAGTATTCGATTGTTGATTTTTTAAGAACGGCGGAATTAACTCTACGAAAAAAATCATGAATAGAAATATAAGGTTTTTTAGAGTCCCTAGAAGATAGTATAGCTTCGCAAACAGCAGAGCCAATTCCATTTATTGCTGAAAGTCCAAAAATAATTGTACTGTCATCTATAACCGCAAAGTCTTCAACGGATTTATTTATTGATGGGCCCAAAACTTTTAGATCAAGTCTTCTGCAATCGGCTAAATAAAGCGCTAATTTTTCCTTGTTGCCAGCAACAGACGACAGCAGTGCAGCCATGTACTCTGCTGTGTAATTCGTTTTTAAATATGCGGTAATGTAGGAAATCATAGCGTAACTTGCAGCGTGCGACCTATTGAATCCGTAACCGCCAAAATATTCAATTTCTGAATATATTTTATTCGCTTTTTCTTCAGAAATTCCTGACTTACTCAAACAGCCTTGCACAAATTTATCTCTGAATAAAGCTATTTTATCCATCAATTTTTTCCCGATAACCTTACGCAAATCATCTGCTTCGGCTGAAGAAAAGCCGGCAAGCTCTCTGGCAACACCCAAAACGTCTTCTTGGTAAAGCATGATCCCTAGGGATAATTGTAATACTTTTTCTAGACTTGGATGTTCGTATTCTATAGTTGCCCCTAAACGTTTTCGGGATATATAAAGCTTGTCCATGCCTGACCCCATTGGACCTGGCCTATAAAGAGATATAAGTGCCATTATATCTTCAAGATTTTGAGGCTGCAATTGAACCATGAGCTCGCGCATACCGCCAGATTCCAATTGGAAAACGCCTATAGCATTACCTTTGCAAAGTTCATTATATGTTTTATAGTCATCCAATTCAATTTTATTGACATCTATATGTATACCCCTTGTTTTTTCAATAAGTTTAATACAATAATCGATAACGCCCAGGTTTCTTAGGCCGAGAAAATCTATTTTCAATAGTCCACACTGCTCAACCCTACCCATGTCCCACTGACTAATAATTGGGGTATCGGCCCCCTTTTGCATAATCGGCATATACTCAATCAAAGGGTCTCGAGAAATTACAACGCCAGCGGCATGCATTCCCGTCTGCCTCACAAGCCCCTCTAGACCAAAGGCGGCATCAATGATTGTTTTTGCATCTTGATCTTTTGAATAAAGATTTGAAAAATCTTTTGACTGCATGCACTCATTAAGGGTTTTGGGCACTCCAAGAACTGGGGCTGGAACCAACTTGGCCACTTTGTCCCCAGAACTAAAATCATAAGCTAATGCGCGAGCCGCATCTCTAATTGATTGACGAGCTCCGGTTTTGTTGAACGTGCATATATGGGCAACTCTATCGTGACCGTACTTCTCTTTAGCATAATTGATAACCTTTTCTCTGTGCCTATCGTCAAAATCCAAATCTATATCTGGCATGGATTTTCTGCCTTCAACCAAAAATCTATCAAACATCAACCCAAATTTAATTGGATCAAGATTGGTAATATCAAAAGCATAGGACAAAATACTTCCAGCCGCAGAACCTCGACCCCAACCAACTCTAATGTCATTTGCTTTTGCCCATCTGACAAGGTCGGAGACGACAAGAAAGTATTCTGTAAAGCCCATTTCTTTAACAACTTTGATCTCGTGCGTAGCGCGAGATAAAATTTCTGAAGGAAGAGGATTTCCATATCTAATTTTTAATCCATCCCAAGCAAGTCTTTCAAAAAAATCTATTGAACTTTCTTTTGTTGGTATAGGAAAATTGGGAAAATATATTTCTCCAAAATTTAAATTAAGTTCTACCATATCATTTACATGCATTGTATTTTTTAAATATTCTTCTGGAAAAACAGAAGCCATTTCATCATAGGATTGTAAATAAAATTTATTCTCAGAAAAAGAAAACCTATCCGGCGTATGAACGTTGGAGTTGGTTGCCACGCAAAGCATGATGTCGTGCGCGTGAGCGTCCTCTTTGTGCACGTAGTGCGAATCTCCCGATGCAACAACTTTGGCTCCAATTAAACCCGCTATTTTAATCAAATCTGGAATAATTTTAAGCTGTTCTTCTATGCCATGATTTTGTATTTCAATAAAATAATTTTCTTTACCAACAATCGACTGCATGGTTACGGCTTTATTCAAAGCTGCATTAAAATCATTTCTAAGCAGGGCTTGAGAAACTTCTCCGTTGAGACAGCCCGACAGCACAATAATACCCTCTGAATATTGCTGTATTAAATCGTGGTCAACCCTAGGCTTTACATAATATCCTTCAGTAAAAGCTCTAGATGACATTTTGATTATGTTATGATAGCCAACATTGTTTTTGGCCAATATAGTTATATGATAGGGGCCTCTTTGTTCCCATTCATTTTTTGCAGGGCCTGATCTTTCTTCCTCGTCTTTGTCAAATCTAGTTTTTCTGGCTTGATAAAATTCTGAACCCAATATTGGTTTAACACCCATTGCTACACCTGCATCATAAAAATCTAACCATGAGTGTATATTCCCATGATCGGTTGTGGCCAGACCGTTCATCCCCAATTTTTTTGCTCTTGATAAATATTGTTCTATTTTTCCATGTCCATCCAATATTGAAAAAACAGTATGATTATGTAGATTCGTCCAATTCTTCATTCAATTCCTCTTCCTCTATCAGAATTGTCAAGAGAGTTATCTCTAGCTTCTCTATAAGTTATAATGACAATTCCTCCACAATATCTGCACGGGACAGGAAGTCCTTTTTGTGCAAATAGGTTTTTCTCCATGTAGGACATTGGTTGGTCGGATTTGCATTCGGAACATACTCCGATAACGTCATCTGGATTTTTGATAACCATTCTTTTTTTCCTTTTTAATATTTTTATATGCGTATCTTATTGGTGACGGCGAAGATTTTTCCATTGTTTCAACATATTTATTACCTACTTGAGTCCATTTATTTTTTCTTTCCAAGTTACAATCACCACAACCCACCCCTACCGCATTAGCCCTATCGCAGGTAAACGGTCTTCCACCAGTTCCCATTTGTCTTCTTTTTACCCAATCATTAATATGGGCAGATGATTTATCAAATGAATAGTCTGAACAATAACTTAAAATTTCATGAAGAAATTTAATTGAATCTTCAGTATAACTTAAAATTGAACACAAAAATAAACGAGCCTCATGCTCAAGAAAGTGTTGTTCTTCGGCTTGTTTTTTTAATCTAGCTACTGCTGGACACCCTTTAAGGAGTTTATCTTTATCAAAAAGTTTATAAGTTTCTTTTAAATTTTTAAAAGCTTTTGATCCATATTTGTTAAAATAATCCAAAGGGTTATCTTTTACTTTATCTTGTTCTTCCATCTCATAAATATTTTCTCTGTACCACTCGTTTGCAGTGTAGGAGAATACTTGATTTGCAACATCAAGCCCTCTAGCTTCTGACGCATACTCAAGGATTGATTTTTGTTGCAAATACAGAATTCTGCTATCCCCGTTCGGATTCAGAAGCGTTTTATACAACCCAGTGCTTTGATGTTTTGAGCCCGGCAAGCGCCACATTCTTCTTAGATCATAAACGCTAAAATCGAGACTAGCTAGATGAAAAACGTCTTTCAACTTGGTTGCAATATATCGAAATGTTTTTGGGAGGGTGTTGCCGGGGTTGATCCCCAAAGCTATGGGTTCGCATTCTATGTGGAAACCCTTTTTTCCAGTAAAATAAACCAATACAGATTCCTTGGGCACGTATTGAATTAAATACTCATATACCTTAATGCACTCATTATGCGCAACCTCGAATTCTACGTGATCTAAATCAAAATACAATGGTCCGAAGACGTGTAGCTTTTTCTAAATCTTTAGAGTTATAAGCGAATACTGAAGTATATATGCCGGTATTGTTATGTTTGTTAGAGTATTTAATAATATCTTCTATCTCTAAAATTTTATTTTTGTCTCTTATAACTCTCTCAAGAGATGGCACATATCTAGCCACTTCATAATACTTCCACTCATAAAGAAATTTGCTGTCTGAATTAATTTTCATAGCACTTTTACTTTACCGATTAACTTCATTAATATTAGTCAACTTATTCTTTGGATAAATAAAAGATTCTGAATGAGTTCTGTAATAAATAGACTCTTGTATAAAATAATCCATTTTTTTTAAGAAAGTAAATCGTTTAAGAATAATATTTGAATTGTTCATAATATTTTTATTAAGATTTTACCACATCACTAATGTTGGCCAAAGTATGAATTTTGGACGCAATATGATCAGCCATATGCGCAATCATGTCTACAAAAGTAATTGGGGTTGTCTCCGGAATTGGGGACCACGGGCCCAAATGACATCTTACCAATCTCAGTATTGCTTGAATAGAATTTTCTGAAATAAAAAGAGTTGAAGAATGCGCTTCGGACGCGTATTTTTTATCGTACTCCTGACATTTTTGAACAAATAAACCTACAGTATATGGATGCATCGGATCGTATACATAGTTTTTTGATTCTGGATTTTTTATGGCCTTAGTGATGTCATGCAGAAGACAAGCCGATACAATAATGTCTATATCCTCTTGTTCAAGCGAATACGATTGGCACATTAGCAACGCTATTTGAACTGTTATTTTGGTGTGCAGAACGCTCCCACCCTCTCCCTGTTCATCTGCGGCGTGATGATCAGTCAAAAAATTGGAAGGAGCTTTCCAAAAATCTTCTGCCCTATACAAAATAGACCTAACGAATAATCGAATGCTTTCTTCTGAAATTAGATTAATCTCATCTAATAATGGTTTGAGAACTTTATCTTCTTGTTTAAAGTTTGTTTTTTGTCCTTTGTCGGATAAAATCTCATCAAGAATATTATTTGATTTATCTTTTGACATTTATTTATCTTCCTTTTTCCATGCAACCCATTTGGAGCATGGTTTGTCGAATGGGCATGACTTACAATAAAAAGTCAACCCTCTTCTAGAGGGAAAAACTTTTTCTTCATGCAACGCAGTGCACCAGTACTCCAATGCGTTTATATCTGCTTTTTCGGTAATGAATTCAGTTAAGCCTGATTTTGGATTCATCAAATCAAAATAACCAAAGATTGGATTATTCTTTTTATTTTCAAATTTATGATTAAAAGCGGCGCTCATAAATGCAAAATCAAAAACATAACCGCTTTCATACTTGGATCTATGATTAAATACCCACTTAATAATATATATTTTTTTATTTTTTGAATAAATTAGATCAAACTTATCTACTATTGCAACGTTGCTTGTGATTGGAACACTGTACTCTTCATTAATGCCGATTGGAATTATATCTTTTGCCCCAAAATTTTCTATTAAATCCTCAAAAATGATATCTGCCTTAGTTGTTAAACTAGCCTTATTCGCGTGGAAAATTTCGTGTTGTTCATAAATAATATCAAAAGAAGATGTTTTTGGAAACCAAAGTTTTTCCCATCTATTCTTCAAAGATTCTTTTGACGGCGGATTTCCTTGTTGTTTTTTGTAAAAAAAATAACCAACTACACTTTTGATATTTGATTCAAATTTTGATAGCAATAACTGTCTTCCGCCAATCTTTTCTGGCAAAAGCTGTTTGTATTTAAAGTCATAAAGTCTTTCACATATTTGAAAGTCTTTTAATTCTTTTAATGTTATCTGCAGCATGCGGATCTCACAATATATTTATTCTGGACATGATTTCTTGAATGTCTTTTGAGTCAGCTGTTTTAGCGTAAGACTCTGCGACTACAGGTTCGTATTCTACATACTTTTTATGTTCGTCTACATATTTAACCAATGGTGAATTGTACAAATATGTAGAACCAGTGATTCTGTTTTTGGGTATTTGGAGTTGCATAATTGTTTCATCTTCTGAGTCATCTCCGCTAATAAGTTTTTTCTCTGTAATAAATATTGTAACTGCGCATTTTTGTTGGATAGAAAGCGACCCTCCGGTATCTGACTGCTGGACAACTTCTCTTCTCTCTTTCATTCTATTGGCGTTTTCTTGGGCGGTTATAATCAGTACACAGCTCATGTCTCTTGCTAATTTTTCTAATTTCACCATCATTTCTTCGAATTCCCCCCATCGAGGTTTACCTTTACCAGATGATCTTGTAAACATAGATTGAATAGTGTCGATTACAATCACGTCTGGCACGAGTTCAGAATGGCCCATAATACTTCTCAACCATTTTTCTAAATCCTCAAAGTATGGGGTATCCGGATCATGCCTAACCATAAACTTATTGCCCCATTGAATTAATTTTTCTTTAAATTTAATTAAATTTTCCTGTCTTTCTTTTGCGGTCCAATTTGAAGACTCTGCGTAAACATTTTTTTCAATAATTTGAGTCATTAAAACTCTCTCCCAATGCGAAATCGCTTCTTCAAAATTCACGTACAAAACCCTATATCCGCAGTCGGCCCAATTGTTGACCAAGCATTTAGCGAAAGTGCTCTTACCTTTACCGGATGGAGCAATAATTGCGTGTACAGCGCCTCTAAAAAATCCACCCTCGTCAGTATACCCCATTGCTCTGTTAAGGGATTTGTATTGCGTTGGAAGAAAACTGGGTATATCCAATAGGGACTCTGCTCTTTTAAAAATATCTTCTGCTGTTGTTACACTATTCAAAGGGTTAAAATTTAATTCATTCTCTAAATTTTTAATCTCTGTTGTTATCTCGGATATTCTGATTATTTCTTGTGTTGTTTTTTCGCCTTTTTGAATTAAAATAAGTTCAAGTTCTTGAAGGATATTAAGTTGTTTTTGTTTATTGGCTCTATGTTTAATTACTTTAGCTATTGATTCGTGATCAGATGTTTGCAAGCTGAGCAATATATCGATCATTGCGTTTACGCCAACTGCACCACCCAATCCAGAATGTATATTCGTTTCAGATTCAAGCCAGGCTTTAAAAGCTATCGGATCTACTAAATCCAGTTTAGTTGTGCGATAATATGATAGTAAAGCTTTATAAAATTCATTGATTCCAATTTGATTGTTAACAATTCCAACCATGTCTTCTGGTAATTGTGCATCAAAGTACGCAATTGATCCAGGATTTTTTAGAGAAAGTGCGAATACCTGATACTCAATTGGGTATTCAGGTAGTTCTGCTTGATTTTCTTCCACTTTTTTTGTTTTCTTTCATTTTTTTATAATACTTTTTATTGTTTTCTGATCTTAGTTTTTTAGCTTTTTGATACATATGATTAGTTTTAATGCTAGGTTTTTTAATTTTTTTAACAGTTGATTTATCATTGGCACCGCTTCTTAAGGCGTCCAATATTCTATCATAGACATTGTCTTCTGAAATATTATCGTTATACCTAAAAACAACTAATTGGATACCGTGTTCCGCACACATCTCCGCTTTTTTACTGTCTCTTTTTTGGGCCTCAATAAATTCTTCTTTAGAATCAAAAAATAATGAACTGTATTTAAAATGTTGAATTCCATGAAATTCACAAGCCAAGCTATATGATGGACAATAGACATCTAATTTTAACCTGTCGCCTAAATGATATTCATTTATGATTTTTTGTCCTGGCAAAAGTTTTTTAACAATGCTTGTCAAAATACTTTGACCTTTTGACATTTTTTTTCTATGATCTTTTATCCAATACAGACCAAGCTTTTTAAGCATTGTGTTAAGCTCGTTAAATTTGATGTCCATGCTTTTCGCTATCGCCGAAAATGACTGATCAGTCTCGAACAACAGGTGAACAAGATATTCTTTGTCAGTTAACTCGTTTTTTTTATTTCTTTGAATCATTGTATCTATTGAGACTTTTAAGCGAATTTAGTGCTCTTCCAAAATCCAAAATAGACATATTGGTTTCTGTCCAGATTTTTGGAGCAATGGCCGCGCTTAACATCGGGCAGTCTAATATGACTAGGTCGATACCATCAGATTTTGCAATAATGTTTGCGGTGATTTCATTTACCTTAGAGTAGTAGTCGTTGTAAGGAACCTCTATAAATATGGAGTCTGCTGAAAAATATTTACTTATGTAAAATTGATTTTGAAATGTTACAACAATTGCTTTAGTGTTTTTTACATACCATGATCTAAAAATTTTGAACACGTCATAGTTGCTATGAATATAATACTCAAGAAAATTTGGATCATAAATGTGTTTTATATCAACATTGAGATTTGATAAACCCTTATTAGATGAGTTAATTATTTCTGGTTGAATAGCACAGATGAAATTGTGTGATTGATTTTTTAGTCCATCTAAAATTAATTTAGTGAATAATTTAGGCGGTTTTTTTTCTTCACTAATTTCATTAAGCACAGATGCAATTGCAGATTTTGTATATGTAACAAAAGCGAACTGTTCTTTCTTTTCAAAAAGAGAAGAAACTTTTTTGATTGTGTCTTCTGCGTTATGAGTTTTCATATTCCAAAATTTCCCCAATTAATCAAAATTGGATTAGTGTCAATAATTGATTCAATGTGTTTAATGTTATGAAACTCCCCTTTATCTAAGTTCATATATCTCATATACTTATTTTGTTTATCATCATCATTAACATAACCCAAGTGCTGCATGATCAAGCCTGAGTTCAGCCAATAATTTCTTCTTTTTATATCCTCAGTAACATAGGTTGGTTCTGAACCGCAGGCTAATTTGCGGTCTAAAAATTGTCCATCAGTTTTAAATCTAAAAATTCTAGAGCTATTGTTTGGTGCCCAAAGCTTATCAACCCTATACTGACTGCGATTCCACATGTGATAAAAACGAACATTGACAACATCAAAGGGGGATTGATCTAAAACAACTCTTATATCATCACTGCTTAAATTGTTAATGTTATACAACATCTCGTCACAATCGATTGCTATCACCCAATCCCCTTCAGAGGCGTGTTGTTCAAGATTCTTCCACGCATTTGCCCTAAGTAGGCCTTCGTTTGTAGCAAAAAGTGACTCTTTGTTCACGTAAACTTCCGCATACTGTGCGGCTATTTCCGCCGTATTGTCCGTAGAGCAATCATCGGTAAAAATGATTTTATCTACCTGGTTTTTAACTCTTTCAAGAACTGGTTGCAAAAATCTAGATGATTCATTTTTGCCAACCATTTGTGCAAAAATCATATTCTCTCCAATTAAATATTTTTTAAGATTAACTGTACTTAAGACTAATGAATATTTATTCTGATAATTGATTGGCTTGTTTGTGAGCCTCTAGTGATGAAATGCGTTCAATATCTGTTGATTTAAACAGAATTTCACCTTCCGATTTACGAAAACCAAAACTAACTTTTTCAGCTTCTTTTTTGTTTTTTGATTTTACAAGTGTTGTTGTAACTACTGCAAAATAATTAAATTTATTTTCTGGCATGTTGTTTCTCTTATCTAATTGATGGATATGTATGAGATATATATTCTACAGCTTCTTCTAGGCTGTTTGCAAGTTTTGTGGCAAGAAATTTTAGATATTTTCTATGTTGGATGTTTTTATGAGCCCAAACAACAATTGGTTGATTGTTCAAGTAGGCCCAAGTCATTTCGAAATCAGTTCCTATGTAAGCTCTTTCCAATAATTGATACTCTACCAATAAAAGATCACAGCTTTTTTGTAAGAATAAATTTTTATCTACAATTTCTTTTGGCTCACACCCTTGTTCTTCTAGGGCATAGTCCATAGGGTTAACGGCTTTAAATCCTCTGTTTTTTAACAGACTTGTGGCCTCATCTCTCCAACTATATTTAAAATCTGATTGAACATCTTCTATTGCCCCAGATAAAAAAACTCTAGTCTGCATTTGTGCTCTTTTGTATTGGCCAAAAGTAACTATCTGGATAGAACTCTTTATAATACTCTATGTCAGATTCGTCTGCAAAGTACTTGCAATAATGTTCCCAATTTTTTTTCAATAGATTAGATCTGTGGGATTTATGTACGCGTTCGTCACCCAGCCAAGGCGGCATTTTTGCCTCAATTAATATTGTTTCAAAAGACATATTATTTTTGTATCCTCTTTTTATCCATTCTGTCAGAGTAAAATTCTGGTAGGTTTGCAGAGCGGCCTCGTAGCCTCTCCACATTCTGGTAACTGGATGATTTCGCCAACCTTTTGTTTGGGTACGTTCAAGTAGTATGTTTAAAACTTGAAAAGTTTCTACTCTTTGTTTTCCTAAACGTTTTGAATCTAGAACAGAAACTGATTTTTGAAAATCAGCGTAGGGCAAAAAAGTTTGCATTAGTTTATTTTACAATTCTAATTATTTTTTAAATTCATTAAATGTTTTGTCACCTACACCAAAATATTCTCTAGCTAATCCAGCTTTAACAATTTCTGTGTTAAGGCATTCGCCAGCTTCGTTCCATACTCTAGCTAAAATTCTGCCATATTTTTCGTTCTTGTCTAAGATAGTTTCAATCTTTACTTTGTTATTAGCTTTTTTAATCCACTGATCAGTAAATTCTTTTGCTGCAAGTCCCATCTTTTTTTCTTCAAGATTTTTAGTGCGACTTTCTGGCGCATTAACGCCGTAAAGTCTTACAGATTTTGGTCCTAAGTGAACTTCAAAACCCAAATCTATATTGATTTTGAATGTATCGCCATCTACCACTTTAACTACTTCTGCATTGTAAAGGTAAACATTAAATTTATCTGACATTTTAATCTCTTTCTATTCCTATAGTATCACATGCTTTGCGAAATATTGATTGACTTACTTTAAATTGTGCGTCGGCATGACTGTAGCCTTCTCCAGGCTTAGGAGAAGAGGCATGCCAGCTATGACCAATTGATACAGAACCATCATACACTACATTATAGCCTAAATGTCTTGCAAAATATGAGCACCAAGTTTCTTCGTAGTAATGTGGAGTTGGCAAAAAGGCGCCTACTGCATCTGGTACTAACTCCCTGTACTGTTGATTGTAAGTAAGATTATTCCAGACGTATCTTCTAATAAAATATGCGGATCCAGAAACTGTAACGCAGTTTACCCTATCCCTGTAGAGGCGGTCGCTCATATCTGGCTCCATCCAGCCCCTATGTTTTGGGGCCGTGTTAGTTCCAATAATCCCAGCGTGCCTTATGAGGCCATATTCGTCTCTTTGCTTGGGTCCTAATATGTGTATAGTCGGATCATTGTCAAAAATATTTTTTATATTACTTACATCATTGTTGGTTAACCAAACATCTGCGTTTAAAAAACCAATAATTTCGCTAGATCCTTTTGTAGCCAATTGGTTACAGGCAGCAGAATAGCCTATGTTTTGATTTAGGGAGAGTCCGTCTATCTGATATTGGGAACTTTTATTTTTTAACCATTCAATTGTATTGTCTGTCGAACCATTGTCTGCAAGATAAAGTTTCCAAAATTTATTTGCTATCGAAATATTTTTGTGCAGATGATCCAAAAGACGTTCAAGCATTTGGTTGGTATTATGATTGACTATACAAAGATCTATCATATTCTTGCCTTTGCCTTTAGGATTTCAAACGCATCAGATGGGTTAAATCCCATTTCTAAATATTCAAAATATTCTTTCTGAGCGTCGGGTAAATCTGTATCAAAAAATTCTATTAACCTATTCAAATATTGCTGTGTATTTGGAGCGGTTTGATTCAACTTTTTAATTGAGTCAATAGATCTGTTATTTAGTTTACCTAAGACAAATCCAATTGAAAATAAGACAGCCAAATATCCTACCGTTTTACCACTCTTCACTGTAACCATCGCTTGATGTCAAGTATACATTTTCCATTGCGATGTTAGTTGCCGCAATGACCCTATTGTACAGGGCTTTATCTTGTTCCGATAACTGCCCTCGCATCATCGATACGTACGTTTTTTGTATATGTAAAATTATATTCAGATCCTCAATCAAAAACGACTGATTGTTCTCTAACTTAATGTTTACTTTTTTCTTTTGATTTGTTTTCTTACTCATTTGCTTTCTTTTCTTTTATTTCCGCTTTTAACACCTCTTCTTGAGGTATTTGATAAACGGATATTTCTTCTTTGTCCGGTTCATAGGTAACAAACAGGATTCTTTTGTCCTCTAGTTTGCAGCCTTCTGGTGGGGCAGATTCCAAAGCGATTTTTTTTGACGCCGATCCATAAACTTGACTAGAGTTTTTATATAAAACAAGATAATTTAATTTTCCTGCAGCCATTACTTCCCCAGCAACGCGTAAAGACAGACTGGGTACAGGGGTTTTGCCAATTCATAAACCGCTTCTGCGTATTTTTGTATCTCAAATTGAGAATCTTCTGACAGTCTTTGATTCAAGAACAAAGACATGGATTGCAAACTGCATGACCATCTATAGGAGACATACATTCCATAGGCGGGCAAGAACAAACGCGCCTGTTCAGGCGCTATTCCATTATCGATAGCCATATTGTACAATGACTCACATTTTTCAATCAAATCTTTTAGTTCAGTGGTCAAAATAGATCCCACCCAAGGCCCAGCAATACCGGACGAACCTTGTTTTTTGTTTTCGGCAGCTAGTCTCCACTTGTCTGCATCTGGCAAATAAAATTCTGGATCTTGAGTGATATATCTTCTAGAGGACTCGTTCCAAGAATCCATCGTGTGATCTGAGCCAACGACATACTTCCAATGCTGTCGAGCAACCATGAGCGGCGCATAAAACTCAAATGTAAGGAACGCATGTCTGAATGGAGACATGTGATTTTCTTGACACAAAAAATTAATCAGCCTACCGTCGTTCTGCGAAAAATCAATTGACTCCTTGGCAAAGGAGGCTCTAGCGGCATTTACGATTGAAAGATCGCTGCCCATGTGATCAATTAGTCTTACGTACCCTTTATCAAGAACTGTTATTTTGTTTTCTGTTGACATAACAATAAATTATAGCATTTAATCCTGCGTGACGTGGTTTTTTATGAGTTTAATTTCGCAAGAATCGGTAGCGCAGTATTTTTCCCCTATTGCGTCAATTGCCATTCCGGCATATACTCCCACAAAATCTATTGGAAAAAGAGTTTTTTTGAGACTATCGTATTCTTCTTCGGTTATTTGGGTGTAGGGCATTTGCGGATATGTATCGTTTCCACTTGGAAGGAACGACACAGTCTTTAGCTGACCGTCGTACATATGCAGTACCGTACCCACGTGTTGAGCCTCTTTCTCTTTATCGAATGATATCGTGACAGAAACAGAATTATCTGACCAATATCTTTGAGCCATTGCGGCTAAAGACATTTTTTCAAAAATTGTTACATCACGCTCTGCTCTTGCTGCCTCTGATTTAATTGGAAAATAAACTACAGATGTAGTATCTGGAGATTCGGATGCTGGCTCAACTGTATAATTTGCCATTTTAAATAACGGCAACATTGGATCATCGTTTGAAAATCTAATAGTTCTATTAAAAAATTTTCCACCCGGAGTCCAATGAACGCCAGGCGACTCACCAGCAAGAATAGAAACAGTACCTGATGGTTTTATTGTTGTCATTTTAATTGATTCACGAATTCCAAGCCATTCTGAATATACATTATCATATCTTTGAATGGTTTTATATCCTTCATCCATCCATTCACGAAGAGCCGGCACTCCGACACGATCAGCAAAATTCGCCACACCAGACATAGATGTTCCTATTCTTCTATTTCTTTGCATGATTGCGTTTGTTTCCTCCCAGTGAGTGGGGAGTAATGTAACTGTTTTGGCGTAGAGATAGGCAAACTTTAATGTGCGCTTATAGTCCTCTAAACTTTCGTGTCTATTTAGATATGTTTCAACTAGAGTGCAACACTCAAACGACTCTAAAGACTGTTCTGCGCACGGATTATAGCCAGCTACACGATGATCTTTATTGTTTGGTGGATCAGCAAGTCGTCCATATTCGCGACTCATGTCCATCCAAAGAACGCCAGGTTCTCCATTGCGCGCAATGCCTTCGACAATTGGACCAAGATCCATGCCCACTCTTGTTTCCACAGAATTATTTGACATCCAACCCCAACCTGGAGCATCCGGGCTGTAAGAATTTCTTTCGGGAAAAACTTCTACATTCTTAAGATTTAAAAAATCTTGATCATCAATACGACCAATTAAAAGTTCGGCTGAACGACGCACGTTGCCAGATACTACGCATACTCCAATAAGATTTCCGATATCAGCTATATCTTTTCTGATAAGTTTTTGTCCAGTTCTGTTATCAAACATTTTTTTGATATGTTTATGAAGTTTTTCTAATGGTTCATGACCAGCCGCTATCCCGCCAAATGTCTTAATGGGAGCACCTGCTGGTCTGATCAAGGAATAGTCAAAATACACCTCATTTTGTCCAGGCTTAAGGTATGAATCTAACAACATCGCCGTCGAAATATACCATCCCTCTCTTGTGTCGGGCACCACGTAGGTAGCAGTATCTGGACTTGTTGGGGATGGAGAATAGATTGAAAAATCTTTATCTGCGCCCTTGTCATCAAACCCAACACCAACACCGAGCATGGAAGCCTCCATTAAGAATGCAAACGGTTTTGAAGGATTAAGTTTCGTCATTTCCGATGTAGATACAAATGCGCAGTTTTGTAGCGCTGCAGAATTTTTCTGTATGTTAACAATGTTGGTACCCATAGCCCATAAGCCACGACCTGGAGGTGTCCACTTTAAATTAAATAAACGATCAAAGGCTTCCTTGGCTGAAGCTTGCGCTTTTGCATCGTTCCATGGCAAGCGATTCTTTTTGCAATGGTCTTTTTGCAAAGAATACATTCCATTGATTACTCGTTCACAAACATCTGACCAAGACTCTTTGGTACCATTTTCTTTTAAACGAGAGTATGTACGAAGAAATGTAATTTCTCCTACAGAATTTCCCCCTGCATCTCTGTAGCCAAATGGAGCTAACTTTTGCCTATAGGATGCGACAAACTCATCTGTTAGCTTAAAAGAAAACATAGATGATAATTTACTCGTAATTGGCGCCAAGTCTGGATTACCGTTTTCAATTTCTTCTGACATTTATTTCTCCCACTTATTTAATTAATTTAATATAATTTGAATTTGTTTTTTGTATTTCTGCTTTTTTAATTTTAATAATTTGATCTGTAGAATAAATTTTATGAATCTCTTTTTCTATAAAATATCCACTTCTCCAATTAAGAACTTTTTCTACATTCTGACTATAATTAGTAAAGATATTGCAAATAACCGCACCGCCATAAATTTTGATTAAATTGCTCATTTTTAATACCGCTTCTTCTTTTTTGTCATGGTTAGAAAAAGATTCTTTATCTAATTTTTCATACAACCAATTAAAAGCTTGTCTAGTAAGAGGCGGTATATCTATGTGATCAAAAATGCCTTCTTGAAGTATTAAAATTCTATTTTTTTCTATTCGTATATCTTCTTTAATTGTTTCTCTAAATAAAACAAACCAATCTCTTTCATTAAACTGTGGCCATCCACTTACCCAAAATAATAAAACATGATTTTCTGTTGGTATTGGGGATTTATTAATGATCGGTGATAGGCATGCGCATGCTATCGATTTTTTAATAAACTCTTTTGCTTTATCGTCACCTAATTTTTTCTTTTGTACTGACCAAAGTTGTGCTAACTTTTCTGGCCAATCTGATTCACCCAAATATATTGTAAGATATTTATTTGCCAACTCAACCGTAAGAGTGCCACTGTGAACGAACTCCTCCAATAGCTGTGTAGACATATTCAATCCTTGTTAATGGTATTAAAAATTATATAATTAGTATTATAAAGAAAATTCCCGCCCATTGGGCGGGAATTGAATTCTTTGCCCTGCTAATTATAGCAGGTGTTTGATTAGATTATTTCGATAGCGCAGAAAAAATTACAATGCTTTTGTGGCCGTCAGACCCTTGTACTCCAGCACTTTGTTTCTACCATAAGCGGATTCTGTATTTGGTTGACCGTAGCCACTCTTGAATACTTGAGCGCTCGCAACACCACCAAAATCATCTGGTCTGAACAAACCAAATGAGGCTGCTGAGCCTTGCGCATCTGTTCTTGGTCCGTGGCCATATCCGCTCTTAAATATTTCTGCTGAAGCTACACCATCAAAAAAGTAATTGCTGTATAGCGCATAGGAGTTAACCCTATCCGCAGCGTGACCGTATCCAGAAGAAAATGCCTGAGCTCCAGCTAAACCTTTGTACTCTTGCGGCCTAAAGCGTGCACCGTCGTACGTGGCTTTGCCGTCTGGAAATGCCCCAGAAAGTGGATGCACGTAAAGTGTTGATCCATTGAATATCTGCGAAAGAAACCTGTTGCCAGGATGATCGCCAGTGCCAGGAACATGATGATTATCCGGAGCGCCGTCCAAAAGACCTTTAGCAAAAAGCGGATAAAATGAGTATGTGCCAGCCGTGCCCTTGAATGTATTGACCATATCATTAGAATTACGGCCCTTTAAAACTGGTCTACGGCCTACGTAAAAGGTAGTCATTTACTTGTCTCCTTATTAAAAAAATATGCTTATATAGTAAAAACAAATTAGGATTTTCACCCAAAATTATAAATTATAATCCATTTCAACAATAATATCCGACAAAACTGGTGGTATTTTATCTTCTAGCATTTTTAAAGTAATCTCTATATAAACGTGGTTGCACGTATTCGGGTTGGTCAAAGAATAGCCGCTTACACTCGGGTAAAATACCCTGTATTCAAAGATGTCTGAAAGCAATGACTGATTAACGTTGTAAATTTTTGGCGAAACGTTTATAACTTTGTTTATAGTGCTTCCCGGCGGAGCGTTAAATTTAACGAAGGTTTTACCGTTGGGCAGGAACTTATCGTATCTAATATCAAAATCGGAAAGACCATAAGTATAAACGTAGGAATTGTTTTCCTTAATATAATTTCTTTGTCTTAACAAAATTCTGACTGCGGTTATTGAAGTTTCGGCAAAATAGAACTTAAGAGGCCCTGAATTGACAATGGTATCCGAACCAACAATCGACCAACCACCTGGCGGAACCTTGCCAAGAGCGTCGTATTCCCCGTCATACAATCCGTTGTTTAAACTTTTGTAATCGTCTTTGTCGGTCATGGTTGGATTATTTTTTGTTGTATATTCTATTTTGACCACATCTATACCGTTGGACGGGTAAGGAAAAATAGACAACGAGTTTGTCAAAGAACTTCCAATCGAACCTATCGGTATTTTCACATACAAATACATGCTGACACCAAGTGGATTAGGTTCGGTCAAAATAACATTTCTTCTCCAAACTTTATCCGGTTGATTCAAAAATGCGTTTTCGACAGGAGTGGAGTCTATAAGGGCTCCGGTTCCGTCTCCGCCAGACAGATTGGTGTCTAATCTGGTTTCAAGAAAATTGGGTATAACCTGACCTTTGATTGAATTAACAAATTTAATTTTGGAATGAGAAGATCCTGAAGCTACCGGTAAGGTTAAATGGTTACAATAGTCGTTAAACTCTAACGCATTAGATGCGGATATCGCATAGCTTGTTGAAACAAAGGGCGATAGATCTATCTGATTTTTAGAATGGATGGATACTTGATTTGTATTTATACTTTCTATGTTCCTAATTCTATCTTGCAATTCTTGAATAGCGGAAGTCAAAAAAATATTTTCTTTTACTATTCTTTCAATAATTTCATTAATTTTTTTATCCAAAACGCCATATTTGTTATACAGGTAAACCAAATCTGCGTAGTTTTCTTCTATGCGCTGGTTAAAATCCGTGCTGGAAAGTGGGCCGTGATACTTAACTGGTTTTTTCTGCGTATAAATATAATCAGACATTTAATCTCCTAAGTTTCTTCTCTCATTTTGGCTTCAATTAAATCAAGCTTTCTTAGCAGGTGTGCAATAGTGGATGAATTAAATTGAGGTTTATTAAATTGTAATATATCGTTCAAATACGGGGTACTAGCTTCAACGTTATATTCTTCTTCTTCTCTATCGTATGAAACGCTTTGAGAATATATGGTCATTAACAGGTCTTGGTTTACATAGTAGTCTGGAGTGGCCGAATTTAGATTATCCCCTGACATTTTTCCGGCATTATCAATCAAGGATTGAAGGTCATTCATCTTTTTATGAAGTCTGTGAATATCCATGAGTATCTGATCATTGGCCAAATTTAAAACAAAAGAGGGCACTGGCCCCTTATAAATTAGTCTTTGTCTATTTAATAAAGGTTCAAAAATTGTTTCTCTTTTGTTTTTATCGGAATAAGAAATGGTCATATGATACCTAATGATTGAATTTAACTGTATAAGAATTTAAAGCTGGAGCAGAATAGGAGTCTGCACCCCTAAAAAAATCTGCTCTTATTTTAACAAAGTTAACTTTGTTTTGATTATTTGCATAATAGTATACATTACTTCCGTCTCTTATTTCCTGACTTCTTCTATACACAATTTCCTTATTGTTTTCATAGTCGATAACAGAAAATACATTGTCATAATTTGAATGTTTATTTCTTAAATCTTCTATTTTAACCAAAGACAAATAATTTCTGTATATCGTAGCGTTTGGCACTTGCGATAGCGCTTGATCTTCCATCAGTGCGATTGTGCCGTTAAATGGCGTTTGTACGCCATTTGTATTATTTGTAGATTTGTTAACAACAATAACTATTTTATTTTGACCCTTAACAAAATTCCAAGTAAGTGAAGCTGATAAAACTCCGGCGGCCAAAATACCAGAAGTGGAAAGTTCAACGCCGTTCAAATATACGTTAACATCCCAATACTGCGCTGAAAGTGATTTTAAGAAATTTTTTGTTAAAGTTAAAGATTCTTCCATGAAAACATTGGTAGTAATATACAGGCTTCCAAACGGAACATTTTGGGCTGAATAAAATTCCTGTGTTGAATTAACCGTAGCAAACGATGTGGTGATAACAATATCTCTTCTTTCGCCATATAAAACGCTGTGCCAGGTGGCTATGTCTAGGGCGGTGCCGGTAACATGTGATACCTGGAGTTGATCACTTTTTACGCTTTCTAATATGTATGGTTCGTATGGTTCTGAATTTTTTGGGAACCTACACAATCTATACACATTAAAATTTCTTGACAAAAAATCGTTTTGATAAAAATAATCTTCAATTGGATTGTTGTAGACACTCGTTCTAGGAATTTGTACAACAGAACTAAAAGTAGATTCAATAGAACTTGTTTCGGTTTTTACCAAATTGGACTTAACCAGTTTTGTTCCCCTGAAGTCTACCGTGCTTGGGTAACTTGCATTTTTTTCCGAAGCCGGGGATATAGAAATCCAATTGAATTGATTAATGTCTGTTCCAAAATTGTTGTCTGCGGCAATGTAATAACTGATCGATGTTCCGGAAGGAATCTGCTGATCTACGTCAAAAACAATTTTGTCTATAGCGAGATTGGGATTTTGATTGTTGGGCGGGCCGAAAGACTTGCTTACATAGATTCCGGAAGAACTGTAATATGGCGCGGTGATAATTAACTCATCAATTCTAAAATCATATACATATACTGCCTGATTGTTTTTTGTCGAAAAGAAATCTGGTTCAATTTTTGTTAAATAAAGTTCAATCATAGAACTTTTTTTTGTTGTAAAATTAAAAGAAAAATTGTCATAATCGCTTGAACTATCTTTTGTAAAAAACAATGATTTATTTTTATCGACTGGATCAATAACCAAAAGACTTGTTTCAACTGGTTTTTTTGAATTAATTTTACCTTCTACAACAGAAATTCCAGGAGTTTCCGAATTATACAATGTAACAGGAATAGAAATCTTCAATGTGCATACGCCAATCGAATTAGACTCATATTGCATTGACCATTCGCTGTTGTTTAATCCATTAAATGCGTTGGAAATATCTATTGATTTTCCAGATATTTTTGTTACGCCATCAAAATAAACATCAGCTGTTGCATTAGAGACCTTGTTGAGAACATTGCCCACATAATTGAATAGCCCCGAAGTTTCTTTTGGCAAAGTTGCCTTTCTTGCGGAAGTATCCACGATTGCCGTTGTGTTATTCAAATCGGTATTATTTGTATTGTTAAAAGCTTCCGTAAAAGAAAAATAATATCCACCAGTATTGTTAATGCTAAACAAAAAATCATCAACTGTTTTTTCTAATTCAGCTCTTCTGGATTTAAGATCTTCTATCTTAAATTTAAATGCAGATATCAAACTATATAATTCTTCTGTTTCTTCATAATAATTTTCATACAAAACATCTAAATTAAATCCACTGTGCAAAATGACTCTATTAAGTTTTTCTATGTCTATTTCTAGGCTTGAATTTAAATCAGAAAATGGCACCGGGATCGGTTGACCGGGTTTGAACCTTGAAAAATATCTGCCATATATTGAAGAAATTTCCTGCGTAGACGGTTCACTGCCCAAGGAGTAGTATATCTTGTATATGGTTTCAAGAAATCTTCTTTTTTGTATGTTTTCTATTGACATAATTATCTAAACCTAGCTCCAATTTTATAGTAATATAGTATTGGCGTGTTATTTGTTGTCCTGTCTTTTCTCATTTGAATTTTAATTATAATAGAATTAATCGGATTTGGAATTCCAGGATCAGTGCCTTGATTTAAATACCTAATTTGAGGTATTTCTATATCATCAGAAAGATTTTGATTAAACGATAAAACCTCATGAATTCCCGTGTAATTTCTTTCTACTGGCTGTATTGGATAAAAGTTAACCCCACCATCAACGCTAATAGAATACAATATGTTTGACCCAGCGTTTTTTTGATTTTCAATAAAATCCGCTGCATAAAGTGTAACCATATTAAGGTTTCCAGTTACAAAAAATGGTTTAGAAATTATTTCTGCGGACTCTTGAAAAGTCTCCTTGCCAAAAGAAATATCTCTTATGCCTATGCTTGCTCGTTGAGCTTTCAATTCTTCAAAATTTCTTTTTAAAACTAATTGAACTTTTGTAGTTTTATTAATAGTATCATTATATTTTTCCACAGAAGTATTATTAGAAGTTGCAGAATCTATGACCTTGAAACAGAGGCCAAAATTTTTCGATATGTCTGTCGATGCAAGTGTTGAAATAGAGGATGATCCGACTGTAAATTTTACATTAGTCGCATTTACGACTTCTGTGATTGTAAAAACCCCAAGAATATCCAACGAAGTCCATCTATCCCTAATGTATATCTTGTCGCCAACATTCAATTCATGAAGATTTTGCGTAGTCAGGGTTGCTAAATTTGATGCGATTGAAATAGAGTTCATTTTTATTTTTAAATTATTTATTGAATTAGTCAACGACGGATCAATTAAAACACACGCCGACGGATAATTTGTGTTAGTGATTCGATCCCTGTTTGCAATCAACAATTCTTGGGAAACAAAACCGATTGAGTTCTCTTTGGTTGTGAATAAATCTATATTTAAATCTAAATCTTTTTTATACCAAAAAAAATCTTTTTTGTTGGCGGTTATTTTCAACTGGTATTTTGTTTCTCCGGCCACCTGGTTGTTGTATGTGATCGAAACTTGTTTTGTATCAACGCTTGATGATTTTAATTCTGTTGGTCGATTAATGTTCGGGACCAAAGTCGTTTTGTCCCAAACAATATTTTTTGCTTTTGCGCTCAATGCGGCCTCTGGCTGAAAATGAACCTGATTATTCCATTTTGCTGTTGAGTTTAACTCGTATGGAGTCCAGTATGCGTGTTTTATGACAGTATCCTTGAATTCATCCTGCTCAAAAGTAATGTAAACTTTGTTTACATGTTGTTCTTCAAATCTGAAGACACCTTTTTTATAGAAAAAATTTTGATAATTTTTAAGATTTTTCTTAGACAAATCAGAGGCTATAAAAACAGGGCCTTTATTAATAAGTTCTTTGGTTACATTTTTTTTCTCATCATAAAGTTTGATGGAAGTTACTTTGACGTTCTCAATGAGGGCGTTTGCCCCTTGAATATCGTAGCCAAAAAACGGCACTATGGAGATATGGTTAATTTTTTCTCCAGATTTACTTTGTGTTGAAAACTCTAATGTTAATTTTAATGGTTTTGACGTATCAAATTTGCCCCAATTAATGTATTGAGACCCATTAAAGTATTGAAATTCGTACTCTGGCCTGCTGGTATAATTTGCCGCCAATACATTTATAGCCTCGTATTCAAAATACGTAGCTGGACTGTTGTCTACTGCTGCCGATAATGTTGATCGCAAAATACTGGAGTCTTTTTCGTAAAGAAATTGACTTTGATTTGCATCTTTATAGAATAGGAAATGATTTCCCTTCAAACCATTTGATGTTCCAGCAAACGGTACCTCTGTTGAGGTATTTTCATTATAGTTTTGATTTACAATATTAATTGTACCGTTGCTTTTTTTGCTAGTAATTTTAGGTAGAGTCGCATAACCGTCTGATATTTCTGGTATCAATCCGGCTTTTATTTTTTTGGCGTCAACTTTTGATAAATCATTAAAAGAATCTCCAAAATATGAAATATCTGGCGAAAAATTTTCAGAATACATTTCAAGAACGTTTATTTTTGATTTTATTCTGGATATGAAATTTTTTTCTGACTCTAATTGATTTGAAATCATATTGAAAGTATTGATGTGACTTGCCGACATCGCCTCTAATTGATTGGTCATAATATTTAAATCTTTTGACATTAAGGATATCATTTCATTAAAAATTGCCGAATTAGGAATGCTTCCTTTTTCGAATAGATTAATATCAAAAGAAGTACCACCAACTTTTTTATGTATTTCTAACAATAATTTTTGATATTCTTGATTAAATTTATCTGGTTCTACATTTTTTTTAATTAAATATTCGGTGATAAAATTTTGAACGCGCATAATTATTTGCGAATATACCAATGTGTCTGTTGATAGTTGAGCCATATAATGCCTATTCTATTTGAGTTTTGTATTTATTATCGTATTTAATGAATGTGTTTGCAATGCTGTCCTGAGATTCTATAGAAAATTTAAACAACAGTCTATCTATAGAATAGTTGCTTAAAGAAGAATCTAGATTTCTAAGCACTACTCTGTATCTGAATATTTCGGCGATATGATGATACAGCACTCTGAATGGCAAATCTATTGATTTATTAAACAAAAGGCTTTGGCCATTGTGTGTGAACAATAGTAAATCCGTCTTATAAAAAGACTCTTTTTTGGAGCTATCAAGAATATAATTCGTGAGATTGATAGCCACACTCCCATCATCTAGCACGACTTTGACAGGGGAATAAGATGAGTAGTCGAAGTTGCCAAAAGAACTATTGGACGTGGTGATCGTGCCGTTTATGGGCGAATATCTAGCGTTTGCAAATTTTCCATAGTCTACGTGGGGGTTATGTAACAGCTGAACTCTATTGCCAAAATCTGTTTTCTCAAATATTTCTCCGTTAAAACCATTGGTGCTTGCGGCGGTTAGTATTGGATTTGCCAAAGATCTTGAAAAAAGCGATATTTCCTTGCACGCCTTTTCATTGTTCGGCACATAAGATACCGTGTAGGCATCGAGTACTGATTTGTAGTTTAAGATTGTTATGTTTTTACCATTGACTATAAACGTATGAGGATCTCTTCTAACGCCAAATTCATAAAGGTTAATTGACTCTAAATTTGGAACAAATCTTAACGCAGCTTCTCCTTTGAGATTAGGGAAAAGTATTTCTGTTTTTATAGTTGAATCATTAAACGGCATGATCGGAATCCAATCATTCTCCAATATCGGATTGTCTTTTATGGAAACGCTAAATTCAGCTGATGTTTGATTGAGAGTTGTGCTAGAATCAGTTCTTGATAATTCAGAAAAATAATTTGCCATCATTTTTACATTGAGTGGTGTTCCTGGCACGGAGATGCGCTTGCTTACGTAAACTGATCTTCTTGGGATAACAGCGACACTTGTTGTATTCTCAAATATTGTTATATTTTTTAATGAAAACATATACTCATATTGATTTTGTATCTCGATGTTATTTAAAACATCTACTACATTTGTTTTATCTATAGAGCTAAAAGACTCTTCGATAAAATGAATATTCTTTGAAACATTGTTCGAATCCGCCAATGGTGCAATTCCGCCAGATGCAAATGTCGACATTGGTTTGTTAAGGTCTCTTAGGTTTGATTCTATATATGTGTTTTTTACAGAGGCTCTTATATTCGCCCCAATAGAATAAGATACTATTGAAAATATTAAGTTAGATAATATTGTAGTATTTTTAAATTTATTGTAAGAATCTAGATCGGAATAATATTGATTATTTTTAATCTGTTTTAAAACTCCAACACTTTTTTTAGATAAATCTGTTGGATAATAATACGTATAATCGTAATCGTATAATCTTTTATTTTTTAAAATATAATCTTTTGCGTAATCCTTAATAAAAAATTTTATAACCATATCCTGAAGAGTATCATGTCTTTTTTTTCTATCTTGACGAATTTGTTTTGCAAATTCATTAATCATTTTTGCATTGGCCTCTGATTGAATAGGGGTTATTTTTGTTCTAACATATTCTTTTTGCGCAAAAAACAACATAATAGATTTGATTAAGGTGTTGCCTGAAAGAGTCAAATCGAAACTTTTGTCAATGTAAACTGGTTTATCTAAAATAATATTTTTTTGAGAACTGTTTTGCGCCAATGGGTTTGGGTTATTGCTTGGCCCAGAATCAACAGCTGCCTGCATAAGGTATAGGCCTTTTGTTACGTTTGGATTTATGTTAATTTTAGATACATTAATTTCATTATTTAATATAATTTCAACAGCGACTTGTGCGGAATCATCGAATTGTGAAGGTTTTCTATACTGCCTAAAATCTGCTCTATCAAAAATAGATTCTTTAATCCTGAACGGAGATTTTATTGTTAAATTCCATGTTTTGTTAGAAAAATTATCAAAAATATTTTCAATGTTAGTACTGCTTGAAATATATTCGGACGAAAAATTTGTATAGTATTTTATTTCTTTAATATTATCTTTAAAATTGTCTATTGTCGTTTCAGATTGGCCCGAAGAAAACTGCAAACTACCGGTCATAGGATCGACTATTGCATTTTCAATCGCGCTAAATGGCACTCCTGTTCTGTCGGGATATTGAAATTGATTTGAATCAAACAAATTAGAATTTAATGTATTATTAAAATTTTCTACAAAATTATAATTATACAAATCATCTTCTCCAGACAAAAATGACCAATTATTAATATATGATTCTAAGTACAAAATATCTTTTTCGATTTTTTGTATTTCTCCAGAAAAAATAGTTGACATTGAATATTTTAACATCGCCAAAGATTGCGATATATCATAGTTTGTCTTAATCCTAAGATCCATATCCCTAAACAAATCAACAATTGGCTGCCTCTGCATGATGTTCATGTTTGAAACCAGACTTGGGATATAGTCGGACGGTCCAGCGAAGCTGGATATTTTGTCTATCAACCTGCCTATTTCAATTTTTTCTAGTTTAGATTCTGACAATACTGATTGTATTGTTCTTGTGGTTTGTCTCGTAAAAGACGAAATATGATCGCTTAGTTCCATCAACATTAGAGAGTTCTCCAATCATTTCCATTCATATCCTGAATGTCAAAAGCTACTCCTGCAGTTAAGTTAGATCTCACTATATCGTAAATATCGTTAACGTTTTGAAAGTTACTCCTAACTTTATCGGGTATTTGCACTATGACATATCCGCCATTTGGGTATATTTTTCCTCTTCCGGATTGAATATCGTTAAATGAAAGTATGCTTACATCAGCTTCTGATTCTTCGCGCATCGAAACATCAGGCGCTATGCCACCGCCCTTCACTCTAAGATCGTTTATCTGTACATTGTTAATATTGTACAGATTATTAACAAGAACGGCGCCGATATAAAGAGCAAAGGGATTAAATAAATTTGTGTTGTTGAAGATATCTGTATTAAACGAGTAGTCAACAATGCTGTTGGGCTCTTGATAATCGGATACATTGACATATTCTCCATCCACAAGCTCTTCTACGGTAGTTGGAAGAATATAGAAATACATTTTTGACAACCCCGCAACCTTCATTGGCGCCAGGTTTGCATTAACATTTTTAAACGATTGTAAAATTACTTGGTCTCCGCCTACGTTGGTGACAGTAAAGCAACCTAATCCAGAAAAGTTAGAGTAAGGGTTTAGGGGTATTTCATTGCCTTGTATGTTGTAAAGCATAATATTCGGATTTTTAACAACGTAATTTACTTTAATTTTTTGAGGATCTGATGGTACTATTTCTTTTTCAAAGAAAATTCTTCCGGTATGTTTATCAAAATTTTTAATCATATCGTCGTCAATCAGTTCAAACTGTTTTTTTGAATTTTGTATGTAAATATCAATCCACGGTTTTATTGGACTTGCATCAGTGTATTTTTTATTAATTGCTGTGACGTTTGTTTGAACTTGGCTAACGTGAAAAGATCCATGTCTAACTTGAATTTCATTCTCTGACAATACAATTGGATTTTCTTCTATAATGTCGTAATAACCAGACCCAAATATTGGAGAAGATGGTATTTCTATTCTTGTGGTATCGTAAAAACAACGCAGTTCTTTGCCTTTATAATTTTTTTTCCAATCATAAAAAGGATAATTTATGGGTATTTCTATCTTTTTGTAGAATCTACCTCTGCTTAAATTAACAAACCATTGATCAAATTTTGACAAATCTTTTGGAGGAGTCGATAAATAAATCTTTGGCCTACTACTTACGCGCACTAGGTAAAGTGGGCAAATGTTTTTTGCTGGAAAAGAAAATTCAGAAAGTGTCCCAACACGATTTTCTAAACCGATAATATTTTCCAGAGTTGAGGCGTCTCTGTCGGCATCATACGCGTGGACGGCGATGTAAACGTCTCGTTTATTTCTTAGATAATATTGATAAGATAGTTTAATCCCTAAAAATTGTTTTGTTCTAATGTTATAAAAACCCCATTGTAATCCGTCGGGCGGAGCTGTCAACGTACCGTTTTTGTCTTTGAGATCCCACTTAACTATTGTGTTGCCAAAAGACGTTTCTACGTTGGGCATAATAAATTTAGAAAAATCTGGCATTCCCGCTGGATTGCCCAAAGAATCTGTTAATACCACAATACCGTCTTTTGCATTGACCGACAATTTAACGTTTTGTTTTGACTTTAAGTCGGTTATATCCGCGTCTGCAAGATAAAAATTATCAACTGAATATTCTTCCGAGAATTCATCAGATATTACCTCTACTCCATTTGTTGTTACAATTAAATATTGCGGCGCTCTGTTTGTTAAAATTGTAAATTGTGAAGCGATTTCGGAACTGGTAAGATTTTTGCTTTCGGTAGGAGAAATTTTTTCAACTTGAGATATGCTCAGATTAACACCTTCAATAGAAGCCCCTCCTGAAAGGGGGGAAACAACAATTGTTGACTCATCTTCCTCCCAATTATATTCATCATTTATATCATTGATGCTACTTGAATAAACAATTTTGTTAAAAGATTTAGAGAATTTTTTTTCTACCGGGTTACCATCATCGTCGATTAACGGTTTATCATCAACTATGGGCACTACTTTCATCGATATTTCGTTAATTTTTATCTGGGTCACCTGGCTTCGAGAGGCGGAAGAAATTGCTTTTGCGATAGTTCCCAAACTAAAAACCCCATAATCTCCAGAATCTAAAAAGGTTTCACCAGATATAACCCCGGTAGCCGTTGCTTCTGCGCTTAATCCGTCAATAACTGTAGTTTCTCTTGGGACTGCAGCTATTGGCGTACCAGGCGTTCTTATTTTGAATGAAATATCTTGTATGGAAAAACCTTCTGCATTAGGACCGTGAACTCCGTCGTTGATAGATTTTCCAACAACCTCAATCATAATATATTTAATATTTCTTCTGTCCGCGATTGGCACTGAAGTGGAAGTATTGGGCGACAAAGATTTCAATACTGGTACTAAGTTTGACGGACCAGCTTTGCCCGCAGACGGTCCAGGCCCCGGACCATTCCAATTAGGATCACGAACGATTGTAGATCCGGCAAATTGCGGAATACTATGTGCAGAAACTGCTAAATCTTGCTCGTACAAAAATATTTGCTGTACGCCCAAAGGCCATCCCCCTGCTTTAATTTCAACAGCTAATAGTTCTTGCCATGCAAAAGATTGTCCCGATTGTTGTTTAAGTTGCGGAACTTCAACGACTATAAAATCTTGAATTGTGGTTGGTCCGGGAATTCCTGTATAACTTATTCTTCTATATTCATCTGAAGATGATCCGTTGCAAACCGCGGCAATATCCGAATACTTGAGCGCATTTTGGATATACGGTTTGGCTTGTTCTGGGGCTTCTTTTTGAAGTTTTTCAAATTTTGCTTTGTTGTTTTTATACAAATCAAGCCAATATGTCGCCATGCATGCTTTGGTTTCAGAATCAACAATTCCTTCGTTTCTATAAGGGTTCAATTTTTTGTCGGCTTGATATTTTGTTACGGCATTTGCGGTTTGGTTTCCATAATTTCCATCAACGTTAACAGAATAATTATTTAATTTAAGAGTATACTGTATATAATATACGTAATTATTTTGTACAGTGTTTGTTGTTTTAGTGGACGGTTCTCGTTGTGCAACAGGTTCCCATACAAACCAAAGATTAAGAAAATGATTTAATTGTTGTTGAAAAAAATCTTTTCCAGTTTTTTCTTTATCAAAATTCTTAAAAATTGTTTCAAGAACAATTCCCTTTTGTGCAAGCTTTGATGATATTATATCTTTTATTTTTGAAGAATCTTGATAAATGCTACGCATTATTTCTATTCTTTCTTCTTTTGTTGATTGGCGTATTGGACCAGTAAATGAAGAAATTAACCCTACTCCTTCTAATACAGCACTACGGAACTGGATAGTATCAACTTCTGGAATCTGATAAAATTCAAAAGATTCCCACTTCGCTCCAAGTGTTATTACTTCATTCGGCGTTATAATGCCCCTTGACAATGTGGGTAAATTAGAGCTTAAGTTTGAATCTTTTAAACGAAACCAGTAAAGAGTATTCTTGTTTTTTGCAAAGTCTTCCCAGTTAAGTTGTTTTAAATAATTATTGATTCTATTTTTTTCACCACCGAGTTGGTTCCGCTCCATTGCTAAAATTCCATTGACCTGGAATTATAGGCCCAATGTCTTGATACGAAACGGCCGATGTTGTGGATGTTGATGACGTATTTTTTCCGACCATGTATTCATCCCATCTTTTAGATCTTGGGATGTCGAAAGTGTAGTGGAAACTATTTCTTGGACTTGCTCTATCAACCGGTTTTAGAGATTGAATATCCGTCAAAGAATAAATGTTTGTTGGATATCGATATTTATGAAAAGGAGAATTTGTATTAGATATTACAATTGGATTTTCATCCCTCGCCTGTTGAACGGATATAGAAGTAACGCCATCAGGAATAGCTTCGCTACCTCTTTTGCTGATGTAACTTATGTTTCCCACCGTTGCATTCAAAGGAGTGCTGAAAGGAGTGGTCCAGTGGACCTTGAAAGTATTTCGGTTAGTTTTTGTTTGGGTTACAAATATTTGAGTTTTAAAATCAAAATCATAGTCTTTTACGAATTGACTACCCGGCAGATACTCTTTCGGCGTCTTTATAACAGATTTACCCAAACTTTGATATCCAACAGAAGTGTCGTTGTAGTCAAGTACGATATACGGATAGAAAATTGATTCTATATCAAATTGTCTTGATATTACGGTTGAGTGCGCGTCTAGCGTAAGCGCTCCGTCGGCAAGAAGTGGTTTAGTTAAATCATCTAATTTGAATATATTATAAGTTGTTTTTGTTTCCCCAAACAAATAATCTTTGTTTTCAATTCGATAAAAATCCAAAAATGCCACGTTATCATTGGTACATTCTATATAGAAATCAACATTGCTGTAGTCGGCGTTGATTATAGATGCCGCGTCTTGCTCGATCGAGGTCGCCTCAAAGTCGTTAATCAAAAGTTCTCCAATTGACGGAACTAATTCTCTGCAGAATTTTGGGTCATATACCGTAAGCTGAATGCCGGTAGTTCTTTTTTGTTTATCGCTAAATTTGAATTCTTTTTTTTCATCATCAAACAAAACGGTAACTTGTCCATCTTTTCTCAAACCATTAATTGTCCAACTGTTTCTCCACGGCGAAACGTGCCAAACAATAGTTGAATTATTAGAAAATTTAGTTCTGCTGTTAATTTTATTTTTATTTGCCTCGGTCAATATATTGTAAAATAATTTATTTGGGCCAAGCACGGCTGCGCTTAAAAATGTTGTTTGATCTCCAACCACACCAACCGGAAATGTGTTCACACTTCCATTGTTGGACCCCGACACTCCCAAGCCACTAGTCCCATAGTTGTCATTAATGTAGCTCAAAAATGGATTAAGGCATAGGATTGAAAATGAGGAAAACTCAGAAGAAATATTGTATTTGTCTCTAAGCATTGCGGTATATTTGTTGGAGCCATCAACAATAGAAACTATCGATTGCGCTGAACCGTCTGATGATTCAACATATTTATCAAAAACCCTAATTGGATTAACACTTTTGTTATTTAGCAAATTTGTTCTGCTACCAAAAACATTATGATTTTTATATAAGTTTTCTTCTTGGTATTCCGTTAAATCCCAACCATTGAGATAATCGTCTCCCTCTTCATATTCTTCAATTATGTTGATATATCCAGTAGTTTTGGATATAGAATTTAAAGAATAATCAAAACTTGATAAACCAGAAGAGGAAAGAGAAGTCTGATCAAGCATTGAACAGTCAATAAATACCGAAACACCATTTTCCAAAAACATGTCTAACGCCCTTTTTTGAGAACTGGTTATTGTTTGGTTTGGTGTCCAAACAACGAAGTCGTATACAAACGGATCTACGTTAACGTTTGTTATGGTGGTGCTAATAAATTCGTCAATGTTAAGAGCCCAATATTGACGTTGCGTTTTATTTGATCCCGTTGGGTTTAACGGATTTTCAAACAAGAAATTTTGTTGGTTTATTACTGACTCTTCTAGGTTTGCAAAAATATATGCATTGTGCATGTTTTCAATCAGGCCGGAATATAGCACGGCGACATTGAGAACAGCTCTTTCTGTATTTTGATGAATATCTTTTATGGTGCTAAAATCATATTTTATTTTAGCCACCAATCTCCAGTTAAAATTTTGGAACGTTCTTGGATCTTGTATGGCTTTTGTTGGGGTAACTATTTTCCACCCCTCATCATTTGGTGCCTGCTTAAGCAGTTTGTTTTCTTTGTGGGAAAACAGTTGTGTTGAATAAACTTTTTTATCAACAGAAGAAGGATCAATTACCTCCGATTCTTCAACCACGTATGAGTAGAGTGGCATTGTGTTAATGTATTCTCGATAATTTAAAAATTGGCTGTGAGGAATTCCGTCCGAAGTCCTTTCGAACTTGTCGTAAACCAATTGAAAACCGACTGGATCTGGTTGATCTAGGGCAACTATTATTCTGTAGTAATTTTTAAAAGAAACTGCAGACAATTCATTTTCATATCTCTCAATGTAAATTTCATATTTATTTATACCATATTCGTCTATGTGTTGATCGCCAGACGAATTTATTACTCTAATATTATATTTTTCTGGATCTATAATTTTTAAAGAGTTTCCTATTCCATTATAGGTTGCTGCGTTTGTGGGAAGTATCGTAAAATATCTACTTACATAAAAACTGTGCGCAAAACGATTAGTTTCAAAATCATTAATTTTGTTTGAATAATTTCTAGTAACTTCCTCAAAACTTTCAAAGTAAGTAGTGATTATATGATTTGTAATTGAAACTTCTGAATTTTTGACTATTGGAGAATGTTTGCTTTGAAAAGTTTCTGAGTTTGTTTTGGCGTATCTGAGCACGCCAAACTCGTCTGCGTACATTGCGACATAGTCTTTTGTTGCCGTCGTGGCATTAAAGTTTTCTCTTATTAAATTTGACGTATCTATGACGGATAAATGATCCTGTGGACTGACCCCATTTGTTGAATACCATCCGAAGATTTACGGCGTCAGAAGGTAGCGTTTTTCCTTTTTTAATTGCAAATTCTTTTTGATCGTCAGTTAAATTAACAAACTGTTCCACATTATTCCTCTTCGTAATCTGGTCTTAAATTATTATACGTGTCCACAACATACGGGGTCGAACCCAGTAGTCCCATTTGATATTGAGAATATCTACTAATTGGGTACCATAGCGGCAAATTCCACGAAGTTTCTTGTGTTGGTTCGTAATATATTTGATTTGTATGTTGATCCTTTTTAAATACTGGGTCTGTAAGGTAGTGATTATGTGCCTCAACATCGGTTTGAATTGAATTTAAAACCGGCTCAGAAGAGTTTGATTGATTGACGTCGTATCTTTCATACCAGTAAACTATATCCCCAACTATAGTAACGGGATTTGCCTGAGGAGCGCTATTAAAGCTACTGTCTACAACTGTAAACCAATATCCAGGAGTGGCGTCGTTTTGAGCTATATACGGTCCAATTTTAAAGTTACCACTACTGTCTGCTTTGACTTGACCAGATTTTAAATACTGACCTGGAGTGGCTGAAGAAATACTGTACGGAAGGTTTAAAGCCTCATAAAGCGAACGAGCTTTTCTCCAATAAACTATTGAATTGGGTGTTGCGTTTCCGTAAATATTTTGCTTCTCTTCTCCGTCTGCATTTATGACTTTTTTGGCGACTTCTGCAGAAAGTTTCTTAGTGTTGTCTATTTTTGGCACGACTAAATACGAAACAGTTGCTGATTCTTTGTCTTCATTATCCGATAGATAAACATGATTTAAAATTGGTTTTTCAATTGCGGCATTTGTGTACTTAATATACGCTTTTGAATATCCGTCTGAATTTGTTAGCACAGAGGAAGGAGTAGCTTGGGCGTCTGGTGCGTTGATGTTTATTCGCACAGAGGGTTTGGGGTTTTCGTTCACGTCTTTTGTCCAAATGTTTAAGGCCATAAAATTTTTATTCCCTTGAATGACTTGATTTGGAGAAATTTGCGCTTCTATTTTTGCAAACGGATACGACAAATGGGATAGATAAACGAATCCTTCGTCTAAAGGAGAAATCATCGGATTAAGATGCATATCCTCAATCGAGTAGTCTTCGTCAAAAACGTTACCCTCATAATATACTTTAGTTTCGTAACTATAGTTTGGTGTAGTCAAAAGTTTTACAACAGATCTATAGGAATTGTCCAATGAATTATAATATTCATTGTCTACGTTGAAAGTATTTTTGACCCTATAAGACACTTTGTATTCTTTGCCAACATCAAAGACAGGAGTAGAGGAGTTTGTGTGGTCAATAATATTGGTGTCATATTGTTTTGAATCCAAAATTGTCTGCCCAGTAAATTGATCTACAACTTTTAGGTCGAATACATCTGAATAAGCAAGCGATAAATAATTTTTAAAAGTCGGGTTTATATATTCGACATTATAAGGGCTATAAACCGTTGGGGTGGCTTCGTCTGCAAAAGCCACCTGGGTGTAATTTACTGTGCTTCCAGTAACAGCGTTTGCAATAGTAACTATAATTGGAGCGCCTTGTCTGGCGATTGAATCCAACACAATTGAATTAGTATTGAGGGCTTTCTTGAATTTAGGATTGGAATATATATATTTAACTTTTCCGTTTTGGAAATACCATCCAGTATTTATTGACGGGCTTATATAATATTCAGTTTTTGGGTTTAGGTTTGCCGTAAAATAGGCGTCTTTAATAATATATTGATTAGATGATTCATCTAGATAATTTAGAGACGTATCAATTTGTGGCGAATATTCCACAACAACTTCGTCATTCTCGTTCAACACTTCGATATTATTAATAATTAAATGGTCGCTCGATGCGTAGGCGCCAAGAGCAAAATTTGATCTTTCAAAATCAAATGGTCCAATCACTTGATTGTATTTCGTATTGAGAAGGTCATAATTTGTCTCTGAATATTCTTGCACTACACCGTTGCTGCCAATATAAAAATTAATATTTGATTGATAATCAGCCGTAAATGGTTCCCATTCGAAAGAATTAAAAGGATAATCAGAACTGTCACTTGAAGATATTTTCAAATAATCTGGAGTGGCGTTGTATGGAAATTTTATATCCCTAAAATAATACAATGGAGTCGAACCGGACCCAGAAACAACCTGGGTGTCATAATAGTTCGGCATTTGTTCCGGTGTTGCAAAATTGGGATTAACAAAACTAAAAATAATATTTGGACTTGCAGACAAAAGATGATATTCGTTAGTATCCCTATTCAAAGACACGCCGCCGTATCCGGAATAATATCCCGAAGAATGATCTACGTCGTATGAATCTTCTACAACATTATCTATATGAACATATAAAGGAGTAGCGTTTTGGGGAATAATAATATTTTTAAGAATGTCTTGAGGCGTAAATACTATAGGGCTGGTAGAATCTATTTTGCTGTTTTTATTAATGACAAGACCAAATCTATCTGATCTTACTTTCGGAGTATTTAAAATTCTTGTTTTTAAGGGATCGTATATTTTTGAACCAATTTTTAAACGCGTTGCGTATGGAGAATCGTTAATTTGAGCTGCTGTTTTTACAATAGTTTTATTGATTGAATCAATTTTTTGAGTTGGAGTTGCGTCAGCAAAACCAATAAACCCATAGTCGCCAGTTGAACCAAGATAGTTAGTGCTATCAACAAAACTAATTGTGGCTTCATTCACGGCGTAAAGCGGTATTTCGCTAAAAGAATATGATTCAGTTGCGGACACATCAAAGGTATTGGTATACGGAGTGCCGCCGCTGTTATAATAAATTGATTCTCCTGTTGTAAATCCCGAAGGATTGAATATCGGTTTGACAATGTATTCTTCGGATGACCCTAGTGCGTGCAAATTTTTTATTACATCTTTGTATTGAGCTTTATAAACGGTATTGTTTAATACGTTTCCATGCAAACCTAATTTTAGAAATACATCATAATTTACCGTTGCAGCAGAATTGTCTACATATTCTTCCAAATATGACAAATAGCTATCATGTTGAATTTTAATTGGTTCATAAGCGTTTTGATAATCATCGTATTTAATTCCATGAACTTTGATACCAAATGAGTATTGGGCTATGTCTTTATTAATTTTTTCTAATTTTATTTTAGCGTCTTCAAAATCCCCAACCCCGGGCTGAAAAATATCAATATAAGAACTTGGGGTGGCCGCATCTGTGATTTGCGGGATGCACGAAACGCCTTCAGATTTTTGGCCAGCATAGTCCCAGTATGCCTCTCCCCATTGAATATAGCCTAAATTTGTTGGATAATTGATATTGATATAATCAACAAAATCATAAAAACTTTTTGTTGGAATTCCTTGTTTTGAAAAATACTTGGACATGGTATTCATATCAAATATTTCTATAATTTCTGGTGTAGCCCCTTGATAATTAGAATCTGGCGTGGCCCCAAA